AGGAGCCCGCGCCGGAACCCGAAGCGCCGCCTGCTGACATGCGCCAGCTCGATCTGCTCTCTCACCTTTCAGGCTTCTGACCCATGACCGAACAGATCCATTCCCTCATGCGCGAGAACGCGCGCCAGCTCGCGCACTCGCGCGCGCAAGGTGCGCAACTGCGCCGCGCCGCGCAGGCCGAGCTCGCGCAAGTCGAAGCCAAGCTCGAATCGATGGCGCCCGGCGGCGTCGTGGGCGATGCGGCGCGTCGTGATGAGTACATGACGCTCGTCACGCAGCGCGATCAGCTTCGGCGGGCGGTCGCGTGATGGCGTTCGTTTTTTTCATGTTCGCGATCGTCGCGCTGCTGGTCGATTGCCCGTGGTTCGCCGCGATGTATGCATTTTTCATGTTGTTGTCCATCCACTAAGCCGCAATGCGGCAGGAGCCTTGTAATGAAAAAGCTGGTTTTCAGCATCCTCTTCGTCGTGGCGCTAGCCATGATGGTGTTCAACGTCTATACGACGTTCCTTCAAGTGCAGGCGGGTCGCCCAATGCCCGCGACGCTCTACGCGCTTCTGACGCTGCTGTGGCTCACTGCGGCGCTTCAATCGCTGAGCACGCTCGTGCCGCGCTTCGGCAAATGGATGGCCGAGCGAACTCGCTCAGCGTGGGAAGCGTCGAGTAATTTCCGGATCGTGCGCGAGCTTAGCTATGCGGTGTCCTTCCTTATACCGCTGATCTTCTTGCCGCTTATCGCCTTGTCATTCCTGCTGGCCGCGCTCTTCAGCCCGATTCGTGCAGCCTATCGCTTTGTCGGTGAGTCGTGGCGCACGACGTGCGATGCTCGCCGCAAGATCGAGCTCAGCTATCGAGAGAGCCGCGAAGCGTGCGACCGCGCCAAGTCTCGCGCTGAACACGACGCGCAGCATGGGCTCGGCTTGGGCTAAACGCTCCGGCTTCGAGACAAACCCGCTTCGGCGGGTTTTTTTGTCCCCGCGAAAAGTCGTGACGACACGATGGGCGCATGACGAATGCAGCCGATCAATCGCTTCTCGACGCGCTTCCTGCGTACCTGAGCATCTCAGACATGCTCAAGGCGACGCCGATTACGGAAGGCGCCGATCGATTCATCTATCTCGAAGCATCGAACGAGACGACCGACCAACAAGGCGAAGTCGTGCTCGCGAAGGCGCTCGCCGATTCGGCCGCGTACTACCTGAAGTTCGGCAACCTCGATATCGACCACTTCACGCAGATCGGCGCGAAGCAGGGCATCCCCAATTACGAGCTATTTGAGATTGGGCGCCCGGTCGCCGTGCGCGCGGAGAAGGGCGCGACGTTCGTGAAGGGGCAGATTTACGCGGGCACGGGCGCGGCCGCCGAGAAGGCGAATGCGTTTTGGGCTTCGCTCACTGAGCTCAATCCGCCCGCGCGCTGGTTCCCGTCCGTGGGAGGCGCCATTCAGGAAAAGGAAATCGGGATCGACCCGGCGACAAAGGCTCGCCGCGCGCTCATTCGTAAGGTCCGCTGGACGAACATCGGCTTCAGTAAGACGCCCGTCAACCCCAATCTCGCGACCGTCAGTACGGTTCCGTTCGGAGCACTCACGAAGTCGTGGGGCTCGGGCGGCTTCGATCTGGCGAAGGCGCTGAGCGCGGGTTACGGCACAGATTCCGCGTCGCTCACTGGTGGAGCGGCGATGCGAGTGCAATCCCTCGATCGCACGCTGCACTCGTATTGGGATATGCGCGATCACGTCGCGAAAAAGATGCTCAAGGGCGCGCTCAAGCCGCGTGCCGATGAGATTCATCGCGAAGCTCAAACGCAATTCGGTTTGTCCGCTGACGAAGCGGGCGACTTCGCCGAACGGTTTTTGGGTGACTTGGAACACAACCTAAAGGGGTAATTCATGAGTTTCAAAGCTCTTCTGGAGCGTTTCGAGACGCTGCAAAAGTCGCTTCCGGCCGAAGGCTCGGAGGATGACAACAAGATTGCGGCGGCCGCTGCGCAATCGGGCGACACGCCCAACGGCGACGGCAACGGCGAAGGCGGCGAAGGCGTCTCCGCTGGCGAAGGCGGCAACGACGATATCGGCGATGGCGAAGGCGAAGAGCCGATGGGCAAGTCGTTCTCGATCACGCTGGACGACGGCACGGTCATCGATGCGCAAGACGGCACTGAGCTCGTCAAGGCGCTGACCGAGCAAGTCGGCGCCCTGCAGGGCCGCCTCGACGCACAAGCGTCCGAAGGCGAAGTCATGGCGAAGGCGCTCGAAACGGCATGCGCCGTCATCGAGAAGCAAGACGCGATGTTTAAGTCGCTCGCCGCGAAGGTCGATGCGCTTTCGAAGCAGGGTCGCGGCCGCGCATCGGTCGTGAACGTCGCCGAGAAGCCCGCTGCTGCGGCCGTCACGAAGCCCGCTGCTGAAGGCGTGAAGCCCGACGAGTTCATGGCGAAGGCGATGGACAAGTTCAATGCTGGCTCGATCACAGGTCGTGACGTTGCAATTGCTGAAAACGCACTTGCAGTCGGGAAACCTGTTCCGGCCGAGCTCGTTTCGAAAGTTTTGTCCTAATTCTAGGGGGAATGGATGATTAACCCGGCAATCCTGCAAGGGCTCCAATCGGGTCAAGTCGTTACCGGCGACATGACTTCGACGGACGCCGAAGCGCTGCAAAAAGCGCTGTCGGCTGGTTACGGTACCGACGTTTCGACGCTGACCGGCGGCGCTGCATTGCGCATCCAGTCGCTCGACAAGACGATGAAAACCGTCATTCAGGAGAACAAGCACTTCGTTCTCTTCAATGAACTCGCCAAGTCGAACGCGACCGCGACGGTCGATGAATGGACCGAACAGTCCGGCGTCGGCGGCTTCCTCGGCGGCTCGACCAACACCGAACTCGGCGGCATCAATCAGGCTACCGGCCAGTACGCACGTCGCGTCGGCATGGTCAAGTTCCTGATGACCCAACGCCAAGTGTCGTTCGTTCAGTCGATCACGAACAACATCGTGGAAGCTGAAGCAGTCGAAGCGCAAAACGGTGCGCTGCAACTGCTGACGGACGCGGAATACCTGTCGTTCGAAGGCGATTCGACCATCGTTCCGACCGAATTCGACGGCATCGGCGCGCAAATCGCGAGCCTGAACTCGGCCGACCACGTCATCGACGCGCGCGGCGGTCAGGTGAACCAGATCGATCTGATCGATCAGGCTGCGGCAACGATCGCGGGCTTCGGCAACTTCGGCACGCCGACGCACTTCTTCAGCTCGCAACTCGTGCAGAGCGATCTGAACACGAAGCTCGACCCGGCTTTCCGCGTGAACCTGACGAACGTCGGCGCGGGCGGCATCGAGCTCGGCGCTCCGGTGGTCGGCATGCGTACGTCGTGGGGCGAGATCAAGAACTGCCCGGACGTTTTCATTCGCGACGAGAAGCAGCTCACGCCGTTCGAACTGCGCTATCCGGCCTTCGCGACCGCGAACAACGCATTCCAACCGGCGGGCGTCGCAGCAGCGGCGAACGCTTCGGGCGGCGCATCGAGCCAGTGGGCGAGCGGCCAAGACGGCAACTACTACTACGCCGTGGGCGGCCTGAACGCCAATGGCGAGTCGCAAGCCGTCGTGACCTCGCAAGTTGCCGTGGCAGTGGGCGGCAGCGTGACGCTGACGATCACGCGCTCGTCGTCGGCTTCGGAAACGGGCTATGCGATCTATCGCGGCCGCCGCAACGGCACGAACGCGCTGAGCGATCTGCGTCTGGTCAAGCGTATCCCGGCTTCGGGTGGCGCGACGACCGTGTTCACCGATCTGAACGCGGACATTCCGGGCTCGACCAAGGCGTATATCTTGAATATGCGCTCGGGTGCGGATGCGATCAACTGGCGCCAGTTGCTCCCGATGACCAAGTTCGCGCTGTACCCGACGAACGCGGCCGTGATTCCGTGGGCGCAATTGCTGTTCGGCTACCTGCGCATCGCGAAGCGCCAGCAGCACATCGTCATCAAGAACATCGTGCCGACCGGCGCGCTGTGGAAGCCGTTCTAATCGAACGGTGATGAGCCGGGGCAACCCGGCGCGCTGAACTCAATCGGGCCGGGCGTCAAACCTCGGCCCGATTCACAACAGAGAGAGAACATGGCATTCAAAGTCATCTGCAAGCTGCCCAACGCATCAACGAACATCAACGGCGTCGCCTTCGAGCGCGTGGGCGAGCACGTCCATTCGGTCGATGAGCTGAGCGACGAGCAACTGGATCACTTCGCCTCGATTGCGGGCTTCGAAGTGGTCGATACGGACGCGGAACCGGATTCCGACCAGTCGCAAGATCAGGACGACTCGGCCGAGTCCGCGCAGGACGCGAGCGCGCCGAAGCCTGCGCCGCGCCGCGCGCGCAAATAACGATTTCAGGGTGGGTGACTTTGGCGGGCTGCGGCCCGCCTTTTTTTCGTCGTGACGCGATGCTGCATCAAACGAAAGAGGCTTTCCATGACCGTGCTTTTCCCGATCGCCGACGCGCTCGCGCAGTTTCGCGCCGATCAGCTTCCGCTGCTGCAAGCGAACTTCGCGCTGCCTGTGGCGCCGTCCGATGGGCTGCTCACGCGCAAGTTTGAGGCGGCCGAGGCCGAGCTTCAGCGCGAGCTTGGCGTCTATCTCACGCCGACGATGATCTTCGGCGGTGCCGACCCGACCGACGACGATATCGCCGCGCTCAACGGCGCTCCCTACGCGATCGAGTCGGGTTACGACATGACGCCCGACTTCTTCAGCGTCGGTCAGTGGGGCACGCTCATGTTGCGATCGCGCCCGGTGAAGTCGATCACGTCGATGAAGTTCATCTATCCGACGCTCAACGCGCAAGTCATCGACATGCCGACGAGCTGGATTCAGCTCGACAAGCGCATCGGGCTCGTGAACGTCGTGCCGGGACCGGGCGGGCTCAATATCCCGCTCAATATCTTCGCGATGCAGGCGATGAATTCGGGCACGACGGTGCCGAACATGATCCGCGTGCAGTACACCGCCGGGCTCGACCCCGCGCACTTCATGTATGCGGACGTTCAGGACGTGTGCATGCGCCTCGTTGCGCTTCGCCTCATCAAAGACACATTCACGCCCCAGTCGGGCTCTATCTCGGCTGACGGGCTTTCGCAATCGCAATCGGTGGATCTCACGAAGTTCGCCGATGGCATCAATGCCGACATTCAAGCTATGCGCACGAAGCTGCTCGGCCCGGTCATTGGAGTGTTCTGAAAATGGATCAACCGCAATTCGGCGCAATCGTGCTGCATATGGGCCGCATGTGTCGCTTTCTCGGTGCGGGCCGCTATGAGCCCGTCGAGACGTCGCTCGAGAAGCAGCGCGGCATCGAACCTGGAGAAATGACGGCGGGCATGCGTGCGGCGCTCGACAATCTCAATCGCGAGCCGCGCTAATGCAGCTTAGCCCCGATCGCTTCAACACGTTTCTCGACGGCATAGGGCAGCTCGTGACGTGGTCGCGCGGCTACGCATGCCCGTGCGTGAACCCGAATTCTGGATCGGCAAAGCCCAATTGCCCGTCGTGCGGCGGCAAGGGCCGGACGTGGGATACGCCTGTCGAGTGCAAGACGGGCGTCGCCGGGCGCTCGGCGCATAAGGATTGGGCGGCCTTCGGCATGTGGGACGGCGGCGACGTCGTGCTGTCGATTCCGTCCGACTCGGCGCTCTACGCGATCGGCCAGTACGACCGCGTCGTCATGGTCAACCGCTCCGAGCCGTTCTCGATCAACTTCGTCGCGGGCGTGAACGACAAGGCGCTGTCGCATATGACGTTCGTATCGATCGATCGCGTCGCGTATTTCAGCCCCAACGGCGGGACGCTCGTGCTCGTGACGCCGCCGGTCATCAATCCGGACGGCTCGCTTACATGGCCCGATGGTGCGCCGCCGCCGGGCATCACGTACTCGATGAGCGGCCGCCGCCGTCAAGAGTATTTCTGCTTCAACGATATGCCGTGGGACCGGCCGCATCATGCGGGCGCAAAGCTCCCGCGCAATGTCGTGCTGCGTCGCTTCGATCTTTTCGGGAGATAACAATGATCGCTCTGTATGCCGTCCTGTGGCTCGTGCTCGCGCTGCTCGACGTTCTCTTCACGCTCGCGTCGTTTCCGCTCGCGCCGCTCGTCGCCGCGTTCGCGGACAAGGACGGCAATCTGCCGCGCGCGCTGCGCTGGTTTCAGACCTTCGACGCGTCGCTCGATGCGGGCTGGCAGGACGGCTATTTCTCCTTTCACGTTCCGAAGCGGCCGTTTGAACTCTGGTGGTTGCGCACGCGCTGGCTCTGGCGCAATCCGGGCTATGGCTTCGGCTATTACGTCGCGGGCATTGCGTTCGACCCGGCCGCGTGGCGCGTCGTCCATTACTCGTCGGACGGCACGAATACGACTTTCATCGCGACCGATGGGCGGCACTTCAACGTAGCGCTCGGGCGGCCGCACCTGTCGCTCAAGTTCGGTTGGAAAGCATGGAACTATTTCGAGCCCGATACGCACGCGTTCCGCGCGACGCCGTGGGGTCCGGAGATGCGCACGATGATCTGCTCGACTTTCCGGCCGTGGTGAGATGAGCGCGCAGTACAAGATCGGCGTCGAGCTCGCGCCCGTTCTCGACATGCTGCAAGCGCAGGCCGAAGCGCTGCTCGGGCGCGTCGCCGAGACGGTGCAGACATTCGGCGAGGCCGCCACGCAGCAGTGGAAGGGCGCCGTCATGAACGCGCCGGGCATTTGGGTCGGCGAGAAGCAGGCATACGCGAATTCGATCGAGTGGTACAACAGCGGCCCCTTCGAAGTGACGGTCGAAGCGGGCTACGCGAAGGCGACGGAGATTGAGCTTGGGCGCCCGGCGCGCGATCTGAAGGACGCGCTCAAGACGTCGCTGCGCGTGCGCGTGGCGAAGCAGGGCAAGCACAAGGGGATGAGATACCTCATTATTCCCTTCCGCCACAACACGCCCGGATACGACGCGCATGCCGACGCCATGCCCGCCGATATCTACGAAGTCGCTTCGCAAATGAAGCCGTCGCGCATCACTGGCACGCGCATCGTCGCGAATCAGCAGGGCGCCGTCAAGAACGGCTTCCCGGTGATGATCCATCGGAATAAATATAAGTGGGGCGAAAGCCTCCCGTCCGGGCTCGTGCCGAAAAAGAAGAGCTATCACGCGACCGATATCTATGCGGGCATGGTGCGCATGAAAACGAACGCGAGCGAGTCGCCGACGTCGAGCGCCTATCTCACATTCCGCGTCATGGGCGAGTGGTCGAGCGGCTGGATCAGGAAGCCCGAACCCGGCCGCTACATCGCGAAGGGCGTCGCCGACGCGCTCGGCCCGAAGTTCGACTCTGCCATTCAGAAAGCGCTGGAGATGGGCGGCTAACAGGTCGTGACGGGACGATGGTCCCATGATCTCGTTCCTCCAAGCGCTTGCGGCAGGCAATGCCGTCTCGGTCATTCTTCAGCCGCCGCAGGGCGCGCAGAAGTGGTCGATCCTGCGCAAAACGACGAACGATATCGCAGGACTGTCGGACCCGGCCGCGACGCTCGTCTATACCGGCTCTGACACTTACTTGGTGGATACGTCCGGGCTCATCGACGGGCTCACGTACTTCTATCAGCCGTTCTACTTCGACGGCGCGCAATGGAGCGCGGGCGCGGTCGCATCGGTCGTGCCGCAGTGCTCCTTCGAATTCATCCAGACAGACGTTCAGACGTACCTGCGCGATCGCATCGCGGCGGGGCTTGCGGCCGCCGTCGCGCGGCAGGCGATATTCCCGCAAAGCGGCGTCATTCCGGTCCTCACTGCCTCACCTGTGTTTGAGGACGTGAGCTTCCCGGTCGTGACGGTACACCTTCAATCAGACGGTTCTGCTGAGCGTGCGGTCGGCGAAGTGATTGGCGTCGATGCGACCGACGAAAGCATCGGCCAGTTTGAAGGATGGCTCAGCCGCTATCAGATCGCGATTGCGATTTCTAGCCTGAGCTCCGACGAGCGAATCACGTTGCGCAATCTCGTGAAGTCAATCGTGCAAGCCAACTTGCAGGTTTTTGAAGCCGCAGGGATGGAGCTGATTGACCTTCAGTTCTCCGATCAAGAGGACTTCCAAACGTACAACGTGCCGATGTTTCAGTCGCTCGGCAGTTTCTCGTGCGTGGCGCCCGCGTCGATTCAGGCGACGGTTTCGCCGGTCGAAGAACTCACAACCAACTACCAATTTTGACGAAGGGGAATGTCAATGCCCAAGGCAAATGACGCCACGGCCGACGCCGTTACCGATACGACGCCCGCCGCGACGACCACGCTCTACACGGACACCGGCCCGCAAGTGGTTTCGGAATTCGTTCAGGGCATCGAAGAGTTTTGCGCGAATTTGTCCGCGACCGACCGCCGCATCGAAATGATCGGCGCGTTCTATCGCGTCGAATCGGCCGCCGGTCGCACGCGCGCGCTCCCGTCCGAATTCAAGGACCGCTATTCGGCGTTCCTGATCCAGCCCGCTTAACCGGAGACTCCTTATGAGTGGTTTGTTTTTTAACGGGCGGTTGTACACGTCCCCGGCCGTCGTCAGCGCTGTTGACGATTCGGCAATGGCCGATCAGGGCGCAAGCGTAGGCAACTCGCTTCTGCTCATCGGTCAATCGACGGGCGGACAGCCCAATACGGTGCTGAAGTTCGGCTCGCCCGCCGAAGCGATCGCAGCACTGCGCGGTGGCGAGCTCATGGAAGCGTGCCGCAAAGCCTTCTCGCCGAGCGCGGAGACGGGTGGCCCGGCCACGGTCTACGCGATTCGCGTGAACCCGGCTGTGCAATCGACGCTCACGCTCAACGACTCGACGGCAACGCCGACGATCGCGCTCTCGACCGACGACTACGGCCTGTACACGGCCAACATCAAGGTCAAGATCGAGAACGGCACGACGCAGGGCTTGAAGCTCACGACGCAGCTCGGCAACGATTACACGTCGGCCGACAACGTCTATCGCAATGCGTTCTCGGTGCAGTACTCGGGCGCGCAAGCGAGCGCGACGATGACCGTGACCGACACGACGATCACGCTGTTCGCGCCCGCCGCTACGCCGGTCGCAACGATCGATCTGACGCAATTCCCGACCGTGCAGCAAGTGGTCGATCGCATCAACGCGACGAACGGCTTCGCTGCGACCGTGCTCGACGGTAACGGCGCGACGGCTTCGCTCAATGGTCTGGACACGGTGACGGCTCAGGACGTCAAGACGGCGCTCTACACCGCGACGGCGAACCTGCAGGCGGTGGTGGACTGGTTCAACGGTGCATCGAGCCCTTACGTCAATGCGACGCGCCTCGCTGGATCGGGCAAGGTTCCCGCAATCGTGCCGTTCACGTATCTGTCGGGCGGCTCCGATGGTGTGACGACCAATATCGAATGGTCAGACGCATTCACGACCGCGCAAACAGCCGACGTTCAGTGGCTCACGCCGCTGTCGAGCTCGCCCGCTGTCGCCGCTATGGCCGATGCGCACGCTCAATACATGAGCACGGTCGCGCGCATGGAACGTCGCGCAATCAACGGCACGGCGCTCGGCACGAGCGACGCGGCTGCGGTGCTGGCGGCCAAGGCGCTCAACTCGGATCGTTCGGGTCTGGTGCATCTCGGTTACTACAGCTACGACATCAGCGGCAATTACACGCTGTTCGCGCCGTACATGACCGCTGCGCTCATCGCTGCGGGCTTCGCCGGTCTGTCGCCGGGCGAGACGATGACGAACAAGTCGCTGTCCGTCGCGGGCTTCGAGCGCACGCTGCGCAATCCGACCGATACCGACAGTCTGATCTTGGGCGGCGTCATTCCGGTCGAGTCGAATTCGCGCGGCTACATCGTGACGAAGGCGATCTCGACGTGGCTCACCAACACCAACTACAACCGCGTCGAGCTGTCGTGCGGCACGGCTGTGGACTACACGCTGCGCTCGGTGCGCGACGCTGTGGCGCCGTATCTCGGCAAGGGTGGTACGCCGCTCACGCTCGGCTCGATCCACGCGGCCGCTGAATCGGCGCTGCGCCTGTGCGCGACCGCTGCGCCTGCTGGTCCCGGCGTCTTGGTCGGCGATAAGCAGAACCCCGCCTACAAGAACCTGAGCGTTTCGCTCTCGGGCGACAAGGTGGCGATCACGTTTCAAGCGAGCCCGGTCATTCCGGTCAATTACGAGTCGGTGCTCATGTACGCAGTGCCGTACAGCGGCACGGCTTCGGCATAAGGGAGGGCGCGTAGATGCGTACCAACGTTAAGACGCGCTCGGGCAACCGGGTCGTCATTCAGTTCGACGGCAACACGGTCGGGCTGCTGCAAAACATCCGTATGTCGGACGACTACGGTTTGCAGGAAGCGAGCGGCATCGGTGACATTCACGTCATCGAGTGGGTGCCGGGCATGGCGCGTCACCAAGTCTCGGCCGAGACGATGGTGCTCTTCAACGGCGCGCTGCGCGATCAAGGGCTCACGCCTGAGAACGGCGACGCGGTGCTCGAAGGCGCTGTGTTCGACATTTGCGTCATGTCGAAGGACGACGGCAGTGTGCTGCGCAAGATCGTGTCGTGCTCGTTCGCGAGCGGTGATACGACCGTGACGAAGCACGCGATCATCACGTCGAACTGCCAGTTCAACGCGCTCGACGTGTCGGGCACGAAACTGTAAGGGCGGGGGCGCGAATGAAGAACTCTCTTCGTCGCGCCCGGCTTGATTGGCGACTGTGGGCGCTGCTGATTCCGGCGGCGCTCATTCTTTTTACCAATCTGCCGGTCGCTCTCACCATCGGCTATTCGTTCGCCGTCGTCGTGTTTTTCGCGGCCGCCTCGCATGTGCTGCGCAAGGTGTTGTTCCCGTATGTGGATCTGCGCGAGCTTGTCGGGATGGCCGCGAATCAGCCGCTTCCGGCCGCGATCGTCTTTCTCGCCGTGGCGCTCGTGCTGAGCTCCATTTTCATAGCGAACGCGATATGGCTGTCGCACTGAGCCCGCCGGACGCCGCGCTTCCGTATCTGCCCCTCGTGCGCGCCGAAGCGGCCGCACTGTGGGCGGATCATCCGCATCCGGCGTATCTCGCCGCGCAGATCGAGCAAGAGACTTGCCCGTCGCTGAAGTCGAAGCTGTGCTGGAACCCGCGCGCCGAGCTCAAGACGTCGCGCGAGTACGGCTTCGGGCTCGGGCAGCTCACGGTCACGTCGCGCTTTAATAACTTCGAAGAGTCGAAGAAGTGGGACAAGTCGCTGCGCGACTGGCAATGGAGCGATCGCTTCGACGCCAAGTATCAGATTCGCGCGCTCGTCGCGTATGACCGCAACCTCTACCGTCAAATCAGGGGCGCAGCCGACGCCGATAACCAGTATGCCTTCGCGCTCTCCGCGTACAACGGCGGGCTTGGCGGGTTGCTGAAGGATCGCGAGCTCTGCCGCAATACGAAGGGCTGCGACGAGTCGCGCTGGTGGGGTCACGTCGAGCATACGAGCCTGAAGGCAAAAACGGCCGTCTCGGGCTACGGTCAGTCGTTCTTCAAGGTCAATCGCGACTACGTGGTGAACGTCATGCGCGTGCGCGCGCCGCGCTACGAGTCGGCTTTTCCCGCCAAGAAGTAGGCGAGTCGTGACGTGACGATGGGCGCTACTCAACGGAGTCATCGCCCATGACGCACGAAGTCAAACACACGTTCACCGAATACATCGAGACGCCGGACCACGAGAAGCGAACCGAAAGCTCGCTCTTCCGGCGCAACAAGCGCACGCTCGTGCGCCAGCTCGGGCTCGGCTGCTGGATCTGCGGCGGCAAGGAAAGCCCCGAAGTGCATCACATTCACGAATGGTCGTTGTGGGGCGCGCTCGACCCGGAAAAGGTGCTCGACACGCTGCACGTTTTCGACCCATACGGCTATACGCACCATCTCGGCGAGCAGCCGATCGAATCGCCCGACGACATTCGCAATCTGATCGTGCTCTGCGGGCACTGCGAGATTGACGGCGTGCCGGTGCCCGGTGGTCATCATCGCGGCATCGATGCGGGCGTGCATGACACGACGTTTGCGACGTGGGTCGCGCAGCGCTCGGTCAAGCCGGGTATGTCGATCACGAAGGCGATCGCGCACGTCAAGGGCGTGGATCACAAACTCAAGGGGACCAAGCAATGATCTGGCTGTCAATTCTCGGCATGGCCGCAACGGGCGCAGCGCTGCGCTACCTGTGGGCCTTCCCGGTGCTGCGCAAAGTGCTGATTGCTGCGCTTGTCATCGGCTCGTGCCTTGCGGGCGGCTTCGTGCTCGGCGCCGCGCACGTCACGAAGCAGTGGAACGCCGACAAGCTGGTCGCAGCAGCCGCGCTCGCGAAGGCTCAGGCTGCGCAAGCGGCCGTCACAACGCAAGTCGTCACGCAATACGTCGATCGCGTGCAAGTCGTGCACGACGCAGGCAAGACCATTACCCAACAGGTGACCAAATATGTACCGCTTTCTGCTCCCGCTCTGCCTTATGGCTTCCGCTTGCTCCACGACGCTGCCGCAAACGGCGTGCCCCTTCCCGACACCGCCGTCAGTCTTGATGGTCCCGCCGTCGCCGCTCAAGACGTTGCCTCAACCGTCTCCGACAACTACGCCGAGTGCCACGTCGAGTTCGAAAAGCTGAAGGCGCTGCAGGATTGGGTGACGAAGCAGGCGGCCGCGAGCGTCGTGACGAAGTAGCGCCGCACGCGAAGTCGTGACTCGACACTGAAAGGGCGATCAATCCGGTCGCCCTTTTTGTATTCGAAACATGGACGAATTCGACCGCGCATCCGAGCTCGAAGAGCGGACCCGCCAGCTTGAAATTGCCGCCGCGCTCGCGGTGCCAAAACTCAAGGCGACGCACTTCTGCCACTACTGCTATGAGCCGGTCAATTCCGGGCTGCTCTTCTGCGACACCGGCTGTCGCGATGACTACGAAAAAGAAGCCCGCCACAAGCGCATCAACGGCCGATAAGGAAAAACCATGCGTCAACCATCTGATACCGATTTTTACGTGGAAGTGCCGAGCGTCGGCACGTTCCGATTCGCGCGCCGTACCTACGGCGACAAGATTCGCATTCGCGCCGAATACCTTCGTCTCACGAAGGAGACAGGCGACGAAGATCCGGATATTCGCGCGCAAGCTGCGGTCATGGCCGCGCACAAGGTTCTGTGCGTCGAAGCGCCTGCCGGGTGGGAGGATTTGGAGCAGATCGACATTGCTTCGGTGCCGGACGTTGAGGGCCGCGTGCTCGACGTCTATCTGGCGCTCAAAGCAAAGGAGGACTCCTTTCGACGACCCCAAAAAGCAAACCCGGCGCGCGAAGCAAACGGCGCGGGAGACGTACAGGACGATCTCATTCTGGTTTCGCAGCAAGTACAACCTGTCGCCTCGTGACCCGCGCTTTCTTGAGCTAACGCCTGAGGAAGTCGAAGCCGAGTACTACGCGCACGAATTCGCATCGCGCCCGCCTGCATCGGAAGAGTTTGAGGACGACGACTTCGATACCGACGACATTCTTGAAACGCTCGAAGCGAACGACGGTGATTGGGAATCCCTCATAAATGACCAGTACACAGATTAAGTTTTCGGCGGATGCGTCGGCGGTTACTGCCGCGCTTCAAGCCGTCAACGATAAGGCCGCTGAAGTCAACAGCACGCTCAACGCGGGCACGGTTGGCATCGATACCGACAAGGCTCAGAAGGATCTCGACGCGCTGCTCGATACCGTCGAGAAACTGACTGAGGCGACGCAGGAAGCGGCCAACGCCGGGCACGAGCTCGACTTCGATGACGTTGCGAAGTCGGCCGCCGACGCGGCGAAAGCCGCCGAGGATCTCGCGAACGCGCTCAACAGTCAGGGCGCGGGCGGCGGGGGCGGCGCATCTGCGGTCAAGCAGCAAGTAAACGATCTGAAGGGGCTTGCCGATACCATCGAGCGCGTGCGCAAAGTGCAAGCCGTGCTCGCGCAAGAAGGCATTCAGCTTTCGAACCGGCAAGCGATCGAAGCGAAAAAGCGTTACGACGAATGGCGAAGGTCGGGCGCGGCCGGTAGCGGCAAAATCAAGAACGTCGGCTTTGACGACTTCGTGGATGGCGGCTGGCGCAAGATGGCGCTCGCCGAGATTGACGCGCGGCGCTTCCGGCGGCAAGTACTGTCGGCCGCTGGCGTCGATGTGTCGCCGCTCATGCCCGCGCCCGCGTCGAAGCCGACGTCTGAGCCCCGCGCACCGCGCGAGCCGCGCGAACCGAAACAGCCCACGCCCAAACAGGTCAAGACGCTCGCGCAGTTCGCGGCGGGCGCTGTGTCGGACGCGATCGGCGGCGTCGCGCATACCGCAACGGGTGGCGGCGGCATCGGCGGGCGCATCGCGGGCCGCGGCTTCGCGGAAGCGGCGGGAAGCGAAGGCGGCTTGCTCTCGATGGGCGGCATCGGCCGCATGGCGGCAGGGCTCGGCATCGGCGCGCTCGCGTTCGGCGCGGTCAAGGCAGTCGGCGCAATCAAGGACAAGGTATCCGACGCGCAAGACGAGGATACGGCGCTCACTGACCTTCGGCATTCGATGGGGCAGGCGACGACCGACTTCGATACGCTGCGCGCTTCGCTGCGCGACGCCGCGCGCGGGCTTGGCGTGGCGAACAACGAAGTCGTGGCGCTCGGCAGCGCCTTCGCGCGCACGGCAGGCGTCGCGCCCGGCAACGAGCGCGGGCTTGGCGACGACGTGCGCACGAGCATCGCCTTCGCGCGCAGCTACGGGCTTGATCCATCGCAGGGCGTGGGTCTGTTCGGAACCGCGCGCCACTTCGGCGCGACGAGCAACGACGCCGACAACCGGCGGCTCGCCATGATGATAGGCGACGCCGTGGCGAAGGCGGGCAGCTTCGCGAAAGTCGATGAGATGATCGCGGCCGTGCAAGGCTTTACCGAGCGCGCCGCGCGCGCGACGCTCGGCGCCGCGCCCGACATGAGCGGCTTTCTGGATCAAATGTCGAAGCTCACCGGGCTTCACATGAACGGGCTCGACACGAAGGGCGCTGCGAACATCATCGGCCAGATGACGAATACGTGGCACGCGGGCGGCGGCATGGGCGAAGCGTCGAAGAATTTCCGCATGCGCTCGTTCACGAACGCACTGCCGGGCTTCACCGCGTTCGATCTGGACTACGTCAATGCGATGGACCCGAATTCGACCGTCGAGCAAGCCTTCGGTCGTGATTCGTCGGCCTATCGCGTCGCGCATTCGCGCAAGGACAAGGCGCGCATGGCGCAGCTCGACGCCTACGTGAAGAAGTCGGGCAACCGCCGCCTGCAAGATATCGACGTCGATTCGATCATCGCAGAATACGGCAACGACACGACGCAGCTCGTGAGCGCGCTCGCGAACCATACCGGGCTTTCCGTTCCGCAGGCGAACGCGTATCTCGAAGCGCGCAATTCCGGCCGCACGCTCGGCATGACTGAGGCGCGGCTGCGCGAGGCGGGCGTCGATCCATCGAAGGTGCGCGGTGATTACTCCATGCTCGCCGAGATTCCGGGGGCTGATGCGAACGGGCTGCGCCAAATGGCGCGCGGCTACGTCAAGGACGAGTCGCTGCCCGCCGGGCTGCGCGACAAGCTGCAGGGCATTCTCAACGGCGCGACGGACGGCAATAGCCAGGGTATCGAGACGCTGCGCACGGCGCTGATCCAGATTGCGTCGGTCGTCTCGTCGCCGAAGGACGAAGGCCAGCGCGTGCGCGAAGCCGTGGTCGATCTGAAGAACGTGACGCAGGATATGGCCGCGCATCTCGTTCCGATGACCAACGACGTGCGCGAGGGCATTCTCGCGATCGCGCAGAAGCTCGCACCGGATAGCGACCGCCTGAAGGAAGTCGAAGCGCGCGAATTCACGCCCGGCGAGCGCTCGCTCAAGTCGCAATACGACGACGCTGTCGCGGCGCGCGACGCTGCGATGAAAGACTCGCCAGCGGCGAAGGCGGCCGAAGTCGATGCGGAAATTAAAGAGTTCCTGAAGCATCACAACGGCAGCGACCCGGCGACGCACGCGACGCTCAAGCGGCTCGAAGCGAAGAAGGCGCAATACCTGTCGGCTGACTATTCCGCCAAGCAGCAGGCCGCGCTCGATGAGGCGAACCGCAAGCTCGCGGACGTGCGCGAGAAGGCCGCCAAAGAGGCCGAATCGAGCGGCGCAGGCGTCTATTTCAAGGATTGGGCCAAGCGCGTCGGCGGCGGCGGCTCGGACACTGACCGCGACGCGCGCCTCGGCGAGCTCGCGGACCATCTCGGCGTCGGCGCGAACGCGCGCAGCGGCGGCCCGAACGGCAACGTCGCCGCGTTCAAGAAGCAATACGGCCGGGCGGCGGAGATTGCGGCGAAGGCGCTCAACGTTTCGCCCGACGTCGTGCTCGGCATGTGGGGCAATGAAACCGGGTGGGGCAGAAGCATCATTCCCGGCACGAACAATCTCGGCAACGTCAAACAATTCGATGGCGGCGGCGTCGAAGCGCGCGACAACATGACCGGCGATCTCGACCGCTATCGACAGTACGACTCGGACGTCGATTTCGCAAAGAAGTGGGCCGAGATGCTCAAGAGCAACTTTCCGGGCGTGGTCGGCGCGGGCGGCGATGCGCGCAAGTTCGGCGAAGCGCTCATGCGCGGCAAGAATGGCCGATATGCCACTGACCCGAACTACGTGAGCAAGCTCGTCGGCTCGGCCTATTCGGTTAGCACAGTGCCGCAGGAAGCGGAACCGGCCGGGGCCGCGTTCGCGCGCAAGGCTGCACGCGGATTCGGTGACATGCCGCTGCCGGGCGGCGGTTCAGCGGCGCTCGCCGGGCCGAACGGCGCAATGGCCGGGGGTGCCGCGAACAGCGCTCAGAAATTCGCCTTCGAACACAAGATCGTGCTCGTGGATCAGCTCGGCCGTCCACGCGCGGCGCCCGTATTCACGACGCAATATGACCAGCCTTCGCCGAGTGGAGTGCAGAAAGGATGAGGACATTCGAGCCGAAGTGCGAAGTGCGGCTTATCAAGGCTCGCGCGCGCGACGAAATTGTGACCGGCAAGCAAGCGGCCGCCTCGCGCTACGGCGCCAACTTTACGGGCGCCAATCTGACGCCGTTTCTCACTGAGCACGGCTCGGTGACGGTGACGAAGTCGGTGCGCGAAGCGGCGGGCGGCTTTTCGATCACGCTTACTGATCGGCCGAACCAGTTCGGCGAATCGCTCTACGCGATGATCGAGCCGATGGACATTATCGAAATTCGGATGGCGCGATCGCCGTCTGAATATCAGCAAGCGTCATCGGGTGGCAGCGGCTACAAGCTGCCGATCGTCATGCGTGGCTTCGTCTCGCGCGTGACGCGCGGCCAGTCGATCGAGTCGGGCGTGCCTGAGCGTCAAGTGACGATTACGGGCCACGATTACGGCAAGCTGCTGCGCATCATCCGCCTCTTCTACAACACCTTCAACGGCGGGTATGTCGCCGACGACATTATCTCGGGGCTGAAGTTCTTCCATCAGTACGCAAGCGGCGGCGCCGCGAAGATCATGAATGCCCGCGACTTTCTCACGACGGTCGTGACCGGCATCATCAACCCGTATCTCACGAAGCTCGGGCAGCTCCAGACGCCGCGCGAGCTCGACGTGACCGTCGTCAAGGAATTCTCGCCCGTCGTCTCCACTGAGGCGCTCGTCTCGCCGCTCTCGGTCGCGGGCTATGGCGAAGGGGCTATTTACGACTTCCTCGCGGCGATGCTCGACGTCGGCGCCTTCAACGAGCTCTACACAGAGGACACAGAGGACGGCGTCAATCTCGTGCTGCGCCCCGCGCCGTTCAAGGACTTCGCGACCGGGCAGTTTCTCGATGCGAATGCGTGGGCAGAATCGCTCGTGCTGCCGATGGGTGTCGTTCAATCAATTGTGCTCTCGCGCAGCGACGAGAACGTCGGCAATTTCTATTGGGTGACGAACACGCGCTGGCAGCTCATTGAAAACGGCACGCAGCGCATGGCAGCGAATCAGGGATCGCCGAGCTCGTTCTACAAGAAGGACTACGTCAATTCGGCGCTCGACGTGTTCGGCATCCGAAAGATGCAGGCGGAAGTGTCAATGGCGCCGCCTTCCGCGCAAAACCCCGATTCTGTGACTGCCGCTCAGGCGACGACCGAACAGGCGGCGCTGCTGAGCTGGCTCGCCGATCGCCGCACGTTCCTCGCGAACGCGAACAAGGACAACGTCGTGCTCGAATCCGGAACGATCAAGGTGCGCGGCAACGAGCGCGTCAAGGCGGGCATGTATGTGACCGTCCAGAGCTTCCAGACGGATAACGACATTCAACCGGCGGCCGAGTACTACGTGACGGGCGTCACACAAGAATTCATCCCGTTCATCGGGTATTTCACGACGATGCAAGTCGAGCGCGGGACCAACTTCGCGAATCGCTCGCAGTCGCAAGGCACGCCGTATTACGACGAGCTGGATCTCGGGGGTATTAGCTAATGCTGTCATTGGGTAAGGTAGTCGGCGTGCATCGCGAGTCGGGCACGGTCGATCTGGTCATGCTGCACAACGATATGCCGGTGCCGGGCGTCAAGGTGATGGTCGGCACGGCATCGGGCAATACGGGCTTCACAGATATTCCGGTTCCGGACGTGAACAATCCCGACGACCCGTACAAGTCAAGCAATACCGGCGGGCGCGATATGGTCGCGGTGGTCGCGCAGTTCATGGGCGTGCCGCTCGTGCTCGGCTTCATCTATCCGGCGATCGCGCAGTGCCTCTTTCCGGACGCAAACCGCATGATCTATCGGCACGCGTCGGACGTCTATCTGACGATCGATGACGCGGGCAACACTGAGCTCGCGCATCCGTCCGGCGCGTATCTGCGCATCGGCAAGAGCGGCGCGCACGAAGATTTGACGGGCAAGGACTATAACGGCAAGTGGAAAATCGCGCGCAACACCGCGCATGACGTGCATTTCCATATCGAGATGGGCGGCGGCGCCGCGTCTCTCGATATCGCACCTGACGGCACGATTCTCGTGAATGCGAACGGCACGGTGACGATCAACGCGCAGGGCGCGACGACGGTCAAGGCGCCGTCTGTCACGGTGGATTCGCCTCAGAGCACATTTACGGGCGCGGTGACGGTGCAGGGCGCTTTCGTATTCCAGTCGGGCATGACTGGCTCGGCGGGCTCGGGCGGCGGCTCGACAATGACGATCGATGGCTCGGCCGATTTTAGCGGCGAAGTGAAGTCGGGTGGCATCAGCCTGCCGCATCACAGCCATAGCGACCCGCAAGGCGGCACGGTGGGGCAGCCTGTCTAAACGGTCGTGACACGAGGATGAGCGCATGAGCGCTCCTTCCTCGCAAAAAGCCGACGTTCGGCCGATCAGCTTCACGCTTCAGGACACTTCCAAGGGAAGTCAGCCTCTAGCGACTATTCCGCTGTATATCCGGCCGGAAGAGTTGACGCGCACTGAAAGCTCGCGCACGACCGTCCATCAGACGTTCGGCGGCTCGGGCGCGTGGGCGGATTCGTTCGGGCCGGGCGTGCCGACGCTTTCCATCTCCGGGCATACCGGCTGGCGGCCGGACGACAACGGCGACGACGGTCTTGCGCGCATGAAAACGCTGCACGACGTCATCTTCAACGCGTGGCATCTGTCGCGCCAGCTCAAGACGCTGCAAGGGCTCGATCCGGACACGATTCAGCTCATCTTCTCGGACGCGATGGACGATATCGCGTGGGTCGTCGCGCCTACGCAGTTCGTGCTCAAGCGCGACCGCCGCCGCCCGCTGCTCGCGCAGTATCAGATCGGCATGACCTATCTGTCGCAATACGTGGCATCCGGCGGCGCAACCGCCTCGGGCTCGACGTTCGGCGCGCTTCAGGCGCTCGGTCTTGATTCGCTCGCCGCGTCCCTGCAGAGCGCAATGGATTTCCTGAATGGCATCAACGACGCCATCAAGTCGGCGCTCGGGCCGATCGTCGCCTCGGTGAAAGCGTTCGTGAAGGTGGTGACAACCGTCTGCACGGCCGTGAAAACCGTGATTATGACCGGGCTCAAGGTGGTGAATTCGCTGACCTACGGGCTCATCTCGATCGCGAAAGACTTGACGCGCGCGGCGTCGAGCGTGTTCTCGGTGTTCTCGACCATCGCGTCGATTCCGAACTACGTGAAAACGCAGTTCATGAAGGTGCGCTCGTCGTTCTTCAATATCTTCTGCGTGCTGTCGAACTGCTTCAAGCAAAGCCGCGTCCTGCAAGACTTTTCGGGCGTCTATGGCGCGTCCAACTGCTCATCGACGGCGGGCGGCACGTCGCTCTCGGCCTATCTGAACGTCAACACGTTCGAACAGATTCAGGCGAAGTCGAACGCCGCTCAGGTGCAGATCGGGACCGAAGCGGCCAATTCGGTCACGGCGCTCAAGGGCATCGACGCGGCGACCAATCCGCCGAGCCTTGCGACCGTGCAGGCGCATCTCACGAACATCAATAACGGGCTGACGGTGGGCTAATGGCTGGTCAATTCATCCCGTCCGGCTCGCGCCAAGTCACGGTTCTTCAAACCGACACGCTCCAGCGTATCGCGCTGCGCGAGCTCGGCGATGCCGAGCGCTGGCCGGACATTGCGCAGTTTAACGACTTGCATCCGCCGTATATCTCGACGGATTCGGCCTATGCGTCTGACCCGCAAGTGGTCGCGCCGGGCGCGACGATTCTCGTGCCGACTGCGGCGAGCCAAGTGAACGCGACGGCATCGACCGATCTGCTCGGCTCCGATCTGGAGCTGCACAACGGCGAGCTCGTCATCGACGGCGGCGATCTCTCTGTCGTCTCAGGGCTCGACAACCTCTCGCAAGCGCTGAGAGTGCGCATCGGCGTCGATAAGGAAGAGCTCGTCTTTCATCCGGAATTCGGAAGCTGGATCAGGAAGCTGATCGGCACGGGCGCGGGACCGACGACCGCGCAGCTCGCCGCGCTCTATGTGCGCTCGGCGCTCATTGAGGACGACCGCGTGCAGCAGGTGACGAGCGTCGTGACCGTCGTCAATGGCGACAAATTCAATGTGACCGCGCGGGTGCAAATCGTGAGCGGCCAAACCATTTCCCTTACTTCGGTGGTTTGAATGGCATTTCAGGTAAAAGACTTCGCGAGTATCAGCGCATCGTGCATCAACTATCTGAAGTCCATTCAGACGGCGATCACTGACTTCCGTATCGGCGCGATCGCGCGCACGATCATGGAAGCGGTCGCGATGGAACTCGAAGAGCTCTATCAGCAAATGTTCGTCGGCTTGCGCGAGGCGATTCCGACCGCGATCTACACGAGCTTCAACTTCCCGAAGCTCTCCGCTGTCGCGGCAAGCGGAAACGTCCGTGTGACAATTGCCGCGCAGGGGAGCGCGCTCAAGATCCCGGCGGGCACGATCTTCACGCCGGTCGGCGCTGCGCTCACCTTCACGTCGCAAGCGGACGCGACCATCGCGGCGGGCGCCACGTATGCCGACGTCTATATCGCCTGCTCGACGGCGGGCACGAGCGGCAACCTGACGGCGGGCACTGACTTCACTTTGCAGCCGCAGCCGAGCGGATTCGTGTCGGCAGCCAATACCGGCGCCTTCACGACCGGGACCGATGACGAAACAGACGCGCAACAAAAGGCGCGATTCATCGCATTCATCAACTCGCTCCAGCGCGGCACGGTCGCGGCGGTGAAATACGGGCTGTCGCTCGCGAACGTGACGGATTCGAACGGCGTCATCATCGAACAAGTGATTGCGTCGAACGTGGTCGAGCCGTGGATCACTGATAACACGCAACCGGTGGGCTACGTGCAGGCGTATATCCACAATGGCGTGAATGGTGCCTCGGCGTCGCTGATCGCGGCCGCGAAGCAAGTCGTGTACGGCTACTACAAGTCGGACGGCACGGCGGTGCCGGGCTATAAGGCCGCAGGCGCGCGCGTCGATATCATCGCTGCGACGGTCATAAGCGTGAACGTCTCCGCGACGATCATCCTTGAAGATGGGTATATCCCCTCGGACGTTCAAACGGCCGTACAAACCGCCATTTCGAACTATCTGACCGGGCTTAACATCGGCGTGCCCGCGCAATACGCGACGATCGTGCAGCTCGCGATGGACACGTCGGGCGTCGCCGACTTCTGGCTTGCTTCGCCGACGTCAAACACGGTTCTCTCGGCGAGCCAAAAGGTCATGCCGGGCACGATCACGCTGACGACGCAATAACATGAAGCTCACGCAAAAACTTCTCGGCTCGATCTACCGCGCTTTCAGCAAAGACGCAAACGCCTATCTCGCGCTGCGCATCAACTACAGCGGCGGGGCGTTCGTCTGGACGGTTGAGGACGGCTTTCTGACGGGTGTGAGCGGCTCGACGCAGCTTTTCTCGTTCGATCTGTCGCAATACACCCTCTCGACGCTCGCGACGGCTCTTGCGGCCGTTCCGGGCATCACAGTGCCATACCTCACGAGCGGCAATACCTCGCTTTCCGCGCGCGTGCTGATCGATGCGAGCGGCGACCAGTCGCAAAGCAATGGCGATCATCTCATGGCGTATTCATCGACGCTGTGGGCGCTGCTGGAGCCGTTCGCGAGTGAGCTCGTCGCGGCCGCACTGCAAATCAAGCAGGCGCTTCTGCAAATGTCACTCACGACGGCGACTGCTGAATGGGTGGACGAGTGGGGCGGCTATTTCAACGTCCCTCGCGAGAAGGATGAGATCGATGCCGCCTACGCGTCGCGCATCATCATGGAAGTGCTGCGCCCGCGCGGCAATAACGTCGCGATCGAGTCGGCGCTCTTTGAGCTGCTCGGCCAGAAAGTGACAGTGACCGACTTGTACGTTGCGACGAATTCCATGTCGCCGCAAGTACTCGGGCTCTTCGACGTGCAAGCGGGGTATGACCTGCTCGGCGCCGACGACGTGAACGCTTACACGACGATGGTCAAGGCCCGCATCGAGACGCTGCGCGACGCGGGCATGCACCTGAATTCGTTCGCGCTTGTCGGCTCTACGCTGACGGATACCGGCTTCAACGGCAGCGACGGCGGCAACGCTATCGCCGCGAACGTGGGTATCCCGACGATCGTTGAGCCGACGATTCCCATGCCCGGCGATAGCGGCTCGATCCACTGGACGCAGGCGACCGTTTATGACGGCACGCGCACATTCAACGGCGAAATCAACTACAGCTCGGGCAGCGCATTCGATGAGACGCTGAACGGCTGATCCACGCATGCGGTCGTGACGCGAGAGTGGCTAGAACACTCTCTGGAGTCACCCTATGCAACTTCGCGACGAAGTACGAGATGCGCCGGTCGGGCATCTCATCTGCCGCGCGTACCGGAACGGAAAGCTCATCGACGTGCTCGATGCGCCGAACTTGGTCGTCACGGCATCGAAACAAATCCAGTGCAATGCACTCGGCAACACGGCCGGGTGGGCGATCACGCAAATGGGCTTCGGCACGAACGGCACGACGCCCGCGCTGACCGATACCGTGCTCACTGGTCAATACGCCAAGGCGTTCGATTCCGTCACGTTTCCCGCGACCAATCAGGTGCAGTTCAACTTCTCGCTCGGCACGACTGAGGCTAACGGCATGTCGCTTCAGGAATTCGGTCTGCTCACGACCAACGGCAAGCTCTTCGCGCGCAAGGTGCGGCTCGCGGCACTGGTGAAGCAGACGGACATTACCTTGTCCGGTTCGTGGCTCATTACCTTCTGAGGCACGAATGGCAAACATTGTCGAAACAGTCAACTACGATTCCGCCGTCTACCTGATCGCGACGAACGACGCGGTCCTCGGCGGGACGAACGGCATCGCGAACAAGGCAGCGACGAACCTCGCGAACCGCACGGCTTACCTCAAGAGCCAAGTCGATACGATCAACGCGCTCACGCCCACGCTCGCGCCGCTGCTCTCGCCGACGCTCACTGGCACGCCGAAAACGGCCGCGCCAAGTATCGGTGACTCCAGCGTTCAGATCGCGACGACCGCGTTCGTTCAAGCGACGTCCAAAGGCCGCATCGCGATCAACGTCGCGGGCAGCGCGAACGTCACGCTCTCGGCCGTGCAGGCGGGCTATGCGTTCATCGAATTCACTGGCGCGCTCACCGGCAATATCACGATCACGGTGCCGGGCTCGGCTTCGTCGTGGATCATGCGCAATTCGACGTCAGGCTCGTACTCGATCACGCTCAAGAGCGCGACGGCGGGCGGCACGACGATGGATCTGCCGCAGACCGGCTCGCAGAAGGTTCTGACGGACGGCACGAACGTCTACGGGCTCGGCTATCTGCCGCTGACCGGCGGCATGGTTTCGCCGAGCGGCTCGACCAACACGGCAAGCGCGTGGGCGGCGCTGAACACGCCGACGCTGCGCGTGGCCGACGCCTATTCGGGCACTGGCGGCGGCCTGTCGATCGAGTCGTATCAGCCGACGATTCAGCTCATCGACCAGACGGCGAACGCGAAGAACATGCGTTTGCTGATGGATAACGGCGTTCTCAAGATCGCCAATGATCCGGGCGATAACAGCGGCGTGTGGAATACCTCGGGCTTCGCGCTCAACGCTGACGGCTACATGACCGTAGGCGGCGGGGTTACGTCGCCGTCGAACAACGTCGCGTACTACGCGAACGGCGTGAGCCTCAGCACGTCTACGACGGCATACGGCTTTTTCCACGCGCAAGAGTTCAACGAGACAACGACCGGCGGCGGCTACGCGTTCACTGCGGCCCCGAAAGTGAAGGCTTCGGCGTTCACGATGGGGAACCTGATCGGCTTCTACGCCAACACGCCGACGATCGGCTCAGGCGCGACGGTCGGAACCTATACGGGTGTGTACGTTCAGGACTTCAGCGGCGCCGGAACTAACTACGGCGTGCGCAGCCGCATGAGTTCTGGCAATGCCAAATGGAACCTCTACTTGGACGGTTCCGCGTCGAACCATCTGAGCGGCACGCTTCTGATCGGCACGACGACCGACAACGGCACGGACAAGCTGCAAGTCGCGGGCTCCATCTCGGCGACAGGTACCGTTAAGGGCGTCGCCGCGCAAAAGGCGCTGATCGCCTCGAATGGCAGCGGAGCCGGGCAGACTTCGATCTACCTGTCGCGCGAAGGTGCGCCGACCGATGAAAAGTATTGGGAAGTTCTGCACACGTCGGGCGGCAGCTTCGTGGTGCGCTCGATCAACGACGTATATAGCGTCTCGCAGAACGCGCTTGCGATCAATCGTCCGACCGGCGGCGGTACGGCGCTCACAACGATGCAGCTTATGCAGTCGGGCGGGCGTGTGCTCGTCGGCGCGGCCGCTGACGACGGCGCGACGCTGCTGCAAGTGGCGGGCGCGATCACGGCGACGACCGCGACGGCTGGCACGAACACAACCCGCGTTGCCACGACTGCATTTGTCGTGAACGCGAAGAATGGCGCGACGACCGTCAACGTGGCAGGAAACGCCAATGTGACGCTGACGGCCACTCAGGCGGGCGTCGGCATCATTCTGCTGACCGGCGCGCTGACGGGCTCGATCACGGTGTATGTGCCGCCCGGTACCGGCCAGTACATCATCGCGAACAACACGACTGGCGCCTACACGCTGAATGTGGGCGTCTCGGGCGCGAGCGGCGCGACGGCGATCATTCCGCAGTCGAACTCGGTTGTCGCCTATAGCGACGGCACGAACGTCGTGCTCGCGGGCGCTGCATCGACCAGCGCATTCACGCGCTACTGGTTCACCGCGTCGGCGGGGCAAAGCACGTTCAATGCGATCTATACGGTCGGAAACGTCTTGGTCACGGTCAATGGTGCGGTGCAAGCGCCGAGCGACGTGACGGCCACGAATAGCGCGACGGTGACGCTCACGGGCTACAACGGCGGGGCGGGCTGCCTCGGCGGCGAAGAAGTCGAGATTATCGCGTTCTCGTCGTTCTCGGTCGCCAATGCGATGACGCCTGCGGGCGGCACGTTCAGCGGCCCGGTCATGCTCGCGGGCGGCGATACGGGCGTCACGGCTGCGCAGTTCGACAACACGACAAAGCTCGCGACGACGGCTTTTGTGCAGCGGGCGCTCGGCAGTCTTGCGAATGACATAACGCTTTCTGCATCGACAACCCTCACGGCGGCTAACGTAGGCCAGAACGTGCGCGTATTCGGTTCGAGCGGTGTTGTCACGCTCACGCTTCCCGCATCGGGCACGTTGCCGAACGCTGGATCGGGCATTTGGATATCGAACCTGAGCACCTTCAACGTCACCATTGTGACGCAGGGATCGGACAACTTTTCGGTCACGGCAGCTACGTCAATGACGCTGCTCCCGAACGACGCGATTTTCTTGGTCAACAAGAATACCGCGTGGACTCAACTCGCTGGATCGGGGCAATTGCAAACGGCGGGATCGTTCGCCAAGTCCCTCTCCACGTCCGGCTATCAAAAGCTGCCGAGCGGTCTGATTATCCAGTGGGGGCCAGTCGCTCAAATCGCAGCAAATTCGAGCGTTGTTGTCTCCTTCCCGATTGCCTACCCGAATGCCGCTCTCGCAACGGTTGTGACGGCTGGCGCGACTGCCTCTGGAAGTCCGGTCATCAACGGTATCAATGGCGCAGGTGGAGGCAACGCGAAAGCCAACTTCCAAGTGTGGAACTCCAGTGCGTCAGTTGTCACGCAGCCCGGAAACTTTATCTCGATCGGATATTAAATCATGGGCCAAAAACAAGCCGCATACGAGCGCGCGCGGGAGATAGCCGCGCGTGTATTGCTCGCGTTTCATTTTTTCGGAGTCTGATATATGGGCGCTCTTTCGGCCACTCTGGCGAAGCTCGGGTCGCTTCTCTCGATCGATGGATCAAACAATATCTTGCTGCCCGCGACGCCTGCGCAGTTTGATAACTCGTTGCTCGCCGCGACGACGGGCTTCGTGCAGCAGGCGCTCGGGAACATGAGCGGCATCCAACCATTGAACGCGACCGGCAACATTCCCGCCTCTTACGCGGGCCAGATGCTCGGCATTTCGGCGACGTCCAATATCACGCTGACGCTGCCCGCTTTGTCGTCCGTGGCGAACGGAACGATTTTTTGCTTCGTCGGTACGTCAAACTCAACGGCCAAAGCCACAATTTCGCCCGCTTCGGGTGACGGCATCGTTTACTCCGGTTCAGGCGGGAATGTCACGCCAGTGGTGGCATACGGCGATAGCGTTTACATCGTCAAATTCGGCTCTGGCTGGCAGGCATTCGGCGGCTCGCTTCAACTCGGGAAGTCATCAACGGCGTTTGGCTCGTCTATCGCGTCGAACGGTTATCAAAAGCTGCCCTCTGGTTTGATTATCCAGTGGGGTAGCTTGACCATTCCGATTAACAGCACGAGCGCGGTGACATTTCCGATTGCATTCCCTTCGAACTGCTACGGGATAACGCAAGGTTTTGCGCTTAGTGGAGGGAACTTCTATATGACCGGGACCAACTCGATAACGTTGACCGGCTTCAACTTCATGAATGTGAATACCGGAAGTGCGACGACGGTTTATTGGATGGCAATAGGGAAATAAGATCATGGGTCAAAAACAAGCTGCATACGACGCAAACGGCAACATCGTTGCCTTCTATGACACTGTCGATAGCCCTGCGCCGCAAGGCGCGGCAGTCATCGACATTACCGAAGCCGAATGGCAGTTCTGCATCAGCAATCAAGGCTCGAAAATCGTAAGCAACGGCGCGCTCGCCGATGCGCCGCCGGTTGACCCGGCGGTGCTGCTCGCAGCCGCTCAGGCTGCCGTGAAGGCGCAGATTCGCGCGCATCGCGACGATCTGCTGTTGCTCACGCCGTTCAATGGAAAGACCTTCCAGACGGACCTGACGAGCAAGATCCAGATCATGAACGTGGTCGGTGCGGGGTCTTTGCCTGCCTACGCGACGTACTGGCGCACCGCCGACAACACGTACATGACGATGACGTTCGATCTGTTCGTCCAACTGAAGAGCGCGATCATGGCGCGCGAAGGGGCGGCGTTCGGCGCCTCGGCGCAACATCAGGACGCAATCGACGCGATCAAGACGACGGCTGCCGACGTCTACGCGTATGACTGGTCTACGGGGTGGCCTGCATGAAGGTAGCGTTCTTCAAGGGGCGTCATCCCGGCGTGAAGGGCTGGCTTGGCGTCGCGACGAAGTGGTGGACGGTGGGGCCATATTCGCATTGCGAGCTCGTCATCGGCGAGACGCCGGACGGTCAGGCAATTTGCTGGTCGTCGGCGTATCTGGATCATGGCGTGCGCACGACGACGCTCGTGCTCGATGCGGCCGATTGGGACGTCATCGACGTGCCGACGACGCCCGCGCAAGAGGCGGCCGCGATCGCATGGTTCGAAGCACACGCCGGGCAGCCGTATGACGTGCTCGGGCTGCTTCACTTCGTCTGGTCGCCGGAAGAGGGCGATAAGGCGAAGTGGTTCTGCTCCGAATCGGTTGCGGCCGCGCTCGGCTTCGATGAGCCGTGGCGCTACGACCCGAATCTTTTCGCCGTAACGCTGCGGCGTGAGGCGGCGGGCGCCGGGCTTTCAGTCGCCTGATTCGTGACGCTATTGTGGGGCATCTAACCGGTGCCCCTTTTCCATTTATGCCCGATAACCTTAAATCGACCGACGCGGCTGTGATTCAGATCCAGCTCACGCAGATCCATACTTGGATGGAAGAGATGCGGCCGGTCATCATGACTATCCCCGCGCTGACGGAACGTTACAACGGCTTCGAGCATCGGCTCGGCGAGCTGGAGAACCGTTACGCGCAATCGCTTGAGAAGGTGACGCAATCGATGGGTCGAGTACATGAGCGCATTGACGAAGTGCGCGACGAATTCCGCCGCACACGCGACGAAAGCCGCGCTGAGACGTCCGCGATGATCCAAAAGGAGCTGAGCGACTTGCAGCGCCAAATGAGCGATCTGAAGTCGGCATCGACGCACACGAAGGAGCGCGTCGATGCGTGGGTTAATCGCGGTAGAGGCGCATGGTGGGCGATCGGCGTGCTGGCCGTCGTGTTCGGCGGCGCCTTTACCTATATCGTGAGCGATATCACGGCGTCGCACGACTGGCGCATCCGCGTGACGGAAACGCTGCGCAACAAGGGTTTTGGCGACTTGAATCTGCCGGTCAGGTGAAGGCGCGGCGCGTGGTTTATGCCGCGCGCAATGCGCCTGTTGACATAATAAGGATTATCACCCGGACTGCATGAGGCTCTTGAGCCGCTCGTTGTCCGTGTCCCAGTCTGGATGCTTCCGATAAGTCAGGTAGGCCCATATTGCGTGGACGCCACATGCCGAACCCCGGTGAAAGTCGCGCGCATCCGCTTTGTGGGCGGCGTCGGTCATTGCGTCGATAATAGTTTCCTCGGCGGCTTTCGTTATTTCCTCGTAGGTCCAAGTTGTCCCCTGCATCTGAGTTTCCTCACGAAGTTTGTTCGTCGCTCATGATCTTGGCGAGGCCGGGGAAATACACGTCGCAGCGCTCGCTCCACGCGGGCGAATTTCGCCGCGTGCAATCGACCAGCTTGTCGGCCAGATCGGTCATCGGGAAATCCGGGCCGAGCCGCGCAACGAGCCGCCCAAGCTGATACTGGCCGCGCCGATCGCAGCGCGTGCAGGCCACATCGAGCGCCTTTGCGCGCGCCGCAACGTCACCGAGAGCCACCGCGCCGGGTCTTTTCATCAGTAGTTGCTATCGAGCCACGCCTTCGCCCACGCGACGCCGCGCTGAGCGGCGGCCGCTTCCGTGTCGTAGTAGCCAATGTCGGTGAAGTTGAAAATCTGGCCGTCGTCCTCGTCCTCCCACGGACCACGCTCGACCTCGACCCACGCGTGCCAGAGAAAGCCCTTGCGCTCTGGAAAGGAGCGTATCTCCCACTCGCGATGCGTCACCTTCATGACAGGCTGCATGCTTGCTCCACACGGGGATCGTTAGCGCAAATCATGCCTTCATTTCCAGATTGCGCAGGCGCTCTTCGAGTTTGTCGAAGTGCTCCCATTGCGCGGCGATTGACTCGCCCTGATTGGCGAGCTGCTTCTCGACGGCCGTCAAGCGCGCCTTGACCTGTAGCATGTCGTTGTGAGCCTCGGCGCGGAATGCCTGCATTTCTGAAAGCACCTTATCGAGCCGCACCAATACAAGATCCTTCGGTTCTTCGCTCATGGCAACTCCTGTCGATATTCAGGCGGCGGCTTGCGTTTCTTTGACCGGCGCGCGGCGCACGAGAACCAAGTCGCCGTCGATCTTCACGTATTCGAGAAAGCCCGAAGCCTTCAATCCTTCGAGCGTCTTGGCGAGCGCCTTCTTGAAGCTCCTAAGCTCCTTCGTCCGGCTTCCGCAGAGCTTATGCAGTGTCTCGACCCGATACGCGAACGGTTTGCGATGGGTGAAATAGAAGCTGTGCAGCCACTTTGCGAGCGGGCCGAGCTCAAGCCGGTCGGCCCAATCGATGAGCGTGTATTGCTCTTCGCCGAAGAGCGCAATGACGCTTGGGTCAATCCAGAGCGAAAAACGCGTGCGCGCGTGCGCGCCGATCGTCAGCATTGAAGGCAGCAAGCCGCCCTTGAAGTGGAACGGCTCGCCGCCGATGGTACCGACGATATCGAGCTTGCCGTCCGCCATGCGGTCGATATGCTCGCGCAACCGCTTGTACTCGCGGCCGCCCGTATCCCACCCCAGAGCTTGAAGAATGGCGTATCCGCTAACGTTCAGCTTCTCGCCGGGCTGCAGGCTGCGCGTCATGTGGACGAGCTGCAAGAACACGTCTTGATCGTCCTGTCGGAGCTCCGGGCCGCTGTACTTCATCGTGAAGCCTTCGACAGAAAAGATCGTATCTTTGTTGAATTCCCTGCGCTCTTCCTTATGTCCGGCTGCCGTGAAGAGCGCGCAGCGTGCGAGCATGTTCGGGAGCCCGCGCACGCGTTCGGGCCACAGCGAAAGCTGCGTCGGAACGGGCCGAGACTTGCGCTTCTCGGCGGCTTGCTCGCGCTCCTGCGCGCGCTGGTCGAGCAACTGAAGTGCGTTCGGCTTCGTCATTGGCGAGGGCTCTCTTGTCGATGCCGCCGAGACTATCACGTACCGCCTCGGCTGCGATGTGCATAACTATCGGGTTTTGAGAAACATTTGCTATCGGGTTTTGAGTCCCGCCTATCGGGTTTTGAGTCACGAATTATCGGGTTTTGAATCCCGCTCTATCGGGTTTTGAGTCACGCACCTCTCAGGCTCCCGCCTTGTCAGATAAGGCATCGCGGCCCGTCCCTTTTTATGCTAATGCTTTTCTAATGCTTTTTAATCAAAGGCAGCAGGCGGGACTCAAAACCCGAATCCGCCCGCAAGCCGTTGTCCATCATAGGCGGGAGTCAAAACCCGAAAAGCGGCTTGCAAGGGGGTGGTTAGCGCGACTTCGGCGGCTCTATCCCCCGCTCCTTCAGCATCCGGTGGATCTCCTTCATCGCGCCGCGCATCGCGATCGAGTGCATCGAGTCGCCGAGGGTCGTCTCGCCGAGATACCAAAGTTCCTGATACTCGATTTCGTTGAACCGCAGATTGAACACCTTCGGCACGCGCGCACTCGCCTCTTCCCACGGGTAGCCTTCGGCGCCCTTCCCCTTCGCGTTCTTCGCCGCTTTTCCGGCCGCTGGCGCCGCTGCTGGCGGCTTGGCCGTGTCGATCGTCGTCTGCGCGGGCGCGGGCGGTTCCTGGCCCTCGTCAGTCGGTTCGGCAGTGCCGCGCCGGATGATCGAGTTATTCGCCTGCAACTCTGCAAGCACGTCGCGGCTCTTCGGTTTCATGATCGAAGCGTTCATCGTCCGAAAATCTCCAGATACAGGTCTTTGATTTCATGCGCGGCGGCGGCGTCGAACCCTTGGCGCTTCGTCGGGATTTCATGTGCGGCCCAACCGCCCGCCATTGCGTACTTAAACGCGACGCGCCCGCCGATCTGTGTCTTGTACAGGCCGAAGGCGTCCTCGTAGTCCTCCATGCCTTTGACAATGTCGCGCGTGAGCCTTGGCGACTCGTTCGCTTCGTTCAGCACGATCGAGACGTCGAGCTTTTTGTCGAAGCTGCGCACGAGCTTCGCGAAGTCCGGAACGGTGTTGAAGTCGGCGGGCGACGGGATAATCGGCGCGACGATCTTATCCGCGACGGTCATCGCCGCGCGCAGCAGCTCGCCGTCTTGACCGCCCACTTCGACGAAAATATCGTCGTACTCGGGCATCATCCGATTGAGGCGAAGGCCAAAATATTCGATATCCGCCTCGACGTCCGGCAGCTCTCTTTCGGGCAAAACGGCGACGTCGATCTGCGCGAGCTCGGGCTTCGTCTTGCGCTCCATGCACCATTTGCCCGTCGTTGCCTGCCGCCAATCCAGATCGAAAATCGCCGTGCGATACTTCAGCGACGCGCGCACGGCCGCGACGTTCTGGCAAAGCGTAGACTTACCAGTGCCGCCCTTCCCTACCCCGAATAGCACGATATTTGCCATATGGCGTCTCCCGTATGAATGGCGGGAGTATATACCTATCAGGTTTATGGTATGTGTGGGGTCACACAATGCGGCTGATATGATTCATACCGGCCATTGATGCGATGGATATGAGTGGTATGGTATGAATGGGGGCGTCGATATGGATGAAATGAAATGGGCCGCATGATGCGGCCGATTCAGGTGATACTTCAGATATTAGCTCTGCGGCATGAAAAGCATCATGCCGGTGATACGCGCGGGCTCATATCCTGAGTATCGGCGGAAAGATCGAGCTCGGCGAGATTCACGAGCGTGAGCACGCCGTATTGACGGAAGCATGCGCCCGTATCGATGTAGAACACGTTGCCGAGCCGAACCGGCTCAGCCTGCGGCGTGTGCCCAACGAAAACCGCGACGACGCCGAGAACCGGGCGCTGATCGCCGCTGTCGATGCGATCACGGCTCCAGACGAGCATCTGCTTGAACGTCTCACCGTTCTCGCTCGCGAGCGCGGGCTCGATATCGCTCCAGCGCACGAACGGGCATTCAGCATGCACGATGCCGACAAGCCCCTTGTCCGTCTCGACTTCGATCGCATACGGCAGCTTGTCGAAGGCGTCCACGAAGGGGAATTGCTCATTGTTGTCCATGCCGACGAACCATGCGCCGCCGTTCGCGAGATAGACGTCCGTGCGCATGTTGCCGGTGGCGAACATGATCGCCATTTCCTCGTGATTGCCGCGCACCGCATGGAACCACGGCTTTGCGATCCATTCGAGCGCCTGCTCGGACGCCGGGCCGCGATCGACCAAGTCGCCGACGCTAAAGAGGCGGTCGCGCGTGTCATCGAAGCCGATCTGCTTCAGGCAGTCGGCGAGCGCCTCGAAACAGCCGTGAATGTCGCCGACGACAAAGTCGCGCCCGGCGGTGTTGCGCTCGAAGCGCTTGACGTGTTGAGTCATTGAGAATTGATAGGAGAGGGGAAAGAGCCCTGCGCGACGGCCGCGCGTCGCACGGTGCTCACGCCGGATGGATCGCGCTTCACCGCCGCGCCACAGCGCGGGCACTGGTAGATCGAGGCGGTCGGCGTTTCGAAAACCTGTGTATGCCTGTCCGGACGCCGATGCCCGAACAGGCGGCACTTGGCCTGACTCATTCGATATTGGCGTTGCCGATCATCAGGACTTCGGGAGCGCGCAGGACGAGCGTCTTGCCGTCGAGCTCGATCTTGACGCCGCCGGGCAGCGTAAGGCCGGTGAGCTCCGCGATGATCGCGAGGATCTCACCGAACGTTTCCTGAAGAACGCTGATTTTTTGCTTGCCATTCGGCAGCGCTTCGTTCGTGATTTCGATGACGTAGCCGCGCGCTTCCTCGTTGGTCGAAACGTCGATCCGCGTGCCGTGCGAAAGGTGCTTGGTAGCGGTGACGGTGAAGTGGACGAGCTCGGCGCCGCCGGGCGCGTGCGGATCGCGCACTACGCGCGGCGCGGCCGCGTATGCCTTCAGGAAGTAGTCGGAGATGATCGGCGCGATGCGCTGGCCGATATCGGCGCCGAATTCTTCGCGGTTCGCGAGGACATGCTCGATTGCGGGGCGAATGTCATCGAGCACGGTGTCGAGCTCGTTCGATAGACGGCGGCGGTGATCGGCGGCACGCTGCAGGCTCCGCTTGTCTGCCGCGCTGTTGAAGCCCTTCATCCAGAAGTCGCACAGCCAATTTGCCGACGACTCGGGCGCGTTCTTCGCGAGTGCGCCGTTCTCCATCGCTTGTTCGATTGCGGCGGCCGCTTTCTGGCGCTCATCCAGCCGAATGGCTTTCTCGTGCTGACGTGCGTCGATCAGGTCTTTCTTCGTCGCGGCGAGTTGCGCTTCGAGTTCCACGATGCGCGCGTGTTGAGCGCGCAGTTCGTCAATCGCCGTCAGGTGTTCGCTGGTGATGCCCATTGTTTTCCTCGTCTGTTGCGCGGTCGCGCTTTTGATTTACTGGCGAGGGAAATTATGAGCTTGTCAGGTAAAAAACTCAACCTGAGAGATAAAGTTACACGTTGTTTCTTTACCTCAAGTGTGCGGTGCCGCTCATTTCGTCGGCATGTTCTTGCACGCCGCGCAGCGTGGATCAGTTGCCGCGTGGTCGTAAGCGCATGGCAGGCTCATAACGGGCTTCACTTCGATCCAGCGTGCCGCGCGGTGCAAATTGCCCCAACCTAGATCGACAGGCTCGGTGTATCCGTCCTGAGCGAGATACGTCTTGGGCTCGCGCGGCTTGTTGTGGCATCCGTAGACGGCGATCGCGGATTTAGAGGATGGGGACTTCGTCAACGTAGTGGTATCGGTTAAGCCAGTCATGCTGATTCGTGCCGTTGGTGTAATAGATCATGATGCCGCCTTGCCCCTGAGCATCTGCCTTCCAGCAGCCGCGCCGCGCGCGCGCGCCGCTGGCGTACTCAACCGCGACGGATCGGTCTGCGTATTGCGGGGTAGGGCATGGAATGTTTGTGAGAATCAGCCCCGTCCCTTCCGCGTCGAGCCGCTTGAAATACCCGATGTAGTGGCCGTTTGCGTCTGTCCGGATGGGAATCTTGTACGCGAGTGCGGCAATCGGGGCGGCGGTGAGCAAAAGGGCGAACAGGAGCTTTTTCATGTTTTGTCAGTGTGTGAGCTGCCTGTCGAGCTCCACTTTGATCTGCGTCGATCGCAGGAAGCCCGACATTTGCGCGGGGGTGAGTGGCAGCGTGAATTCCCGCATCCAGCGCAGCGATTCTAGCGCAGCGTCCGTATCGCGCTTCTCCAGCGGCATGCCGTAGTGCAGCTTCTTGATTAGCTGCTGCACGCCTTGGATCTGCGGCTCGACGCCGAGACTGCGCCCGGCAATTTCGAATGTCGTGCACATATCGCGCAGTGTCGGCGCGATAGGGAACCAAATGCCTTCTTTCTCATGAAAGAAAACCGGGTCGCCTTGATGCGTGTGGACTTCGCCCGTCTCCGCGATTCCGTGGATGATCGCCTCGACTGGCCCGAACACCTGATCCATCGCGAACGAATTGAACGGGTGCGAAAAGGGCAGGGTGTTGCGCCTGACGTTGTGCGCGTGCTCGCGCTGCATCTTCGCCATGACGTACTTTTGGATCGCGGCGCCGGGCGCGCGCTTGCCGGACTTGCGTTTCTTGCTGACGGGCATTTCTGACTCTGGTGCGGGTATGGGACCGGCGCGGGCCGGTCCTATGGGATCACTGCTGCGTGTGTGCTACTTCGGCGAACATGCGGGCGTTTTCTTCTTCGGCGCGCATTTCTTTCCAGCGCTCCATCGTGTCGATGACGTCCTGAACGTCTTGATCGGCGTCTTTGCTGCCACGCCCGCCGACGACGAGCAACTTCTTCAGAGCATGCTGAACACATGGGTCTGTGATGCCGAACAGAAGCACAATGCGGTAGAAGTCGATTTCATCGAACGGGCACGCCTTGTAATAGTGGCTGTGCTTGCGCCCTTTCTTCACTTTGAAGCCGGTAATCGGCCCGGCGATCGCTACGTCGGGCGCGGGCGTCACGTAGCGCCCGACGCTCGCGACGTCGTTTGCTGTGATTTCGCCGGGTCTGTTGAATTGGATCGTCATTCTGCTTTCCCATGTACGACGACAAAGCCGCTGCGTTTGAGCAGCTCGATCGCCTTGTCAATTTCTTCGGTGGTGCTGCCTGCGCGGTTTGCCGCGCGCGTGCGCTTGCGCTCGTTGATAAGCGCCTGAACCCGTCCGCGCGCGGAATCGACGCGGTGCTTCAGGTCGTCGTATTCGGACGCCGAAAGCGGCGGCTTGCCTTCGCGTGCTCCGCGCACGGCTTCATTCAATTGCGCGACGAGTGGATCTTGCACGTCATATGCGGCTCTCAGGTCGCGCTCGATTGCGTCCAGCGTTCGCATTGCTTTCCTTCAAAACTTGATTCGTCCGAGCTCGATGAGCCGAATATGGGTGTCCGCGATCCACTGGTGCGTGAGCGCCTCGGCTTCTTCGCTCGGGACGCCGCCCTGATCGAAGTGCGTATGGCACGGCTTGCAGAGCGGGAACGTCGCCGCGTCGCTTGCCTTGATGCTGCGGCCCTTACCGTGGATCAGCAGGTTTGAATGTGCCGCCTCTGAGGGCATCGCGCCGCACTGCGCACACGGCAGGCTGCGCACGAGCGCGAGATACGCCTCAGAGCGGTACATTGGGCCTTACTTCGCTGCGGCGAGCGCGCGCTTCATGGTCGGGCGCTTGACGACGGCCGGGGCGAGCGGGGCGGCCGGGGCTGCCTTCTTGGCGGCTGCTACCTGCTTCTGCTGCTCGGCAAGCTGAGCTTGCACTTGCGGAGGGATCTGAACCGGCACGAGCTCGATGAACAGACCCTTCGGCGTGTTTTCGAGCTGGAAGTCGAAGCCGTCGAGCTTCGCGCCTTGCGTCGTCAAATCGGCCGTGATGTGCTTTTTCGCGATTTCGGCCACGCTGCTTTCGATCTTCTGGAACTGATCGACCGCATCGCCGAACGAGCGCGCGCCGTTCACGAGAATGCCCTTGTACTGCTGCGCGGCGGTCAGAAAACCGGCTGCATATGCTGCCTGCGCCGAATTGATCGCGTAACGCTTCGCCTTTGCTGCCTTTGCTACTCGTGCCATGTTGCGAACTTCCTTTATGGGTGGGTTGTGGGTTATTAGTACTACGAATCAGAAGGGAATATCGTCATCCATCTCATCAAATCCGCTGCCGCTTGGCGCGCGCTGCTGATTGCGCGGCTGGCCGCCGCCTTGGCCCTGCTGCGCGCGCGGCGAGCTGCTTCGCTCGTATCCGCCGCCTTCGCCGCCTTCGCGCTTGCCGCCGCCGAGCATCTGCATCTGGTCGGCAACGATATCGGTCGAGTAGCGCTCTTGCCCGCTCTGATCCGTCCACTTGCGCGTGCGAATGCGGCCTTCGATGTAGACGCTCGCGCCTTTCTTCAGGTACTCGTTGACGATCTCAGCGAGACGCCCGAAAAACGAAACGCGGTGCCATTCGGTGAGCTCTTTCATCTCGCCGCTTGCCTTGTCTTTGTAGCGGTCGGTCGTCGCGAGACGAATGTTGGCGACGGCGTCGCCGCTCGGCAGATAGCGCGTTTCCGGGTCGGCGCCGAGATTGCCGACGAGGATGACTTTATTGACGGATGCCATGATGTTTCTCGAGAAAAAGCGGCCCGCGAACGGGCCGCGTGTGGATTAGCTGCGGCGCACCGCCAAGCCGACTTTTTCGACTGCCTTGACGCCCGGAATCTGCATCGCGCCTTTGAGCGACTTCGCCTGAGCGTTGAGCGCCGTCGCGTTCGCCGCCAGCAGGCCGATGAACTGCGGATTGGCCGCGACGTACTTCACGAGCTCGTGCAGGTTCTCGACTTCGGCGCTCCACGTCGAGCGCGCGCTCGTGCCGGTGCCCTTGGTGGTGACGGTCGATTGCACGACGGGCGCGACCATCACTTCGGCCGCGACGGCGAGCGCCGACGCCGTCTCTTCGTCGCCAGTCTGTGCGGCGGCCTTCGCCTGTTCTTCGAGCTTGCGGCGCTCGGCGGCGGCCTTCTCGTTGGCGATGCGCTGCTCTTCACGCACGCGGGCGGCTTCTTCGCGCTGGAACGCGAGAATTTTCGGCTCCAGAATGGCGCGCGCTTGCGTCAGCCCGGCGGTGTAGGGGCGGAACAGGTCATTGATGATCTTGACTTCATCGTTGAGCGGCTTCACGAACGTCGTGCGCAGCGCATCCATGTCCTTGACGGCGGTCGCGATCGAGCGCAGGTCATCGTTCGCTAGTGCCAGCACTTCGACGCAGTCGATGGTGTAGCTCTCGGCGGTCGCGACGGCCGCATCGACTTGCGCCTGCAGCGCGGCTTCGTCGGGCAGGTTGACGGTAATCGTCTTGCCGTTGAACGGTGCGACTGCGGTGACTGCTTGAATTTCGGTTTCGTTAATGTTCGTCATTTTTTTTGTCCACTCCGTTTCGTTGATTCCATGCGTACACGGTTTTGAGTGCGAGGAACGTCGGCCAATCGGTCGGCTCCCTGTACTCCTTCAATCGATACTTCCCGTCCGGGCGAAGCTGCAACGCGTAGCGCTTCTGAGGCATCGGGTGCTCGAACGTGTCGCCTTCGGCTTCGAGTGCTGCCTTGTATGCCGCCGTCTGAACGCCCGTTGCCGGGCTCAACTGCGCGACGCACTTCAGATCCACCAGCGCCGGGTCGTCGTACATGAGGCCCGTTCGGTCGAGCGTGCCCGCATACAGGTGCGTCGGGTGCAGCACGCGGCGCTCGATCGCATGCGGCACGAACCGCGTATCGACCTTGAACTGCGCGTAAGACTCGACGTAGGGCAGCAGATCGCTCGGAATTGAGCCCCAATCCAGATCGTCCTGATCCATGAGCTCGCATGCGAAGTGCACGGCGCTGCCGAGTGCCGCCTTGCGGGCGAGTACTTCGGCTTTGATGAATGAGAAGTCATTCAACGGCGCCAGAATCGACGTGACGCCGGGCACTTTGCGATCGCCGAGCCAGTACGTGTGCGTCTCGGCGTCGAATCGCAGCGCGATCATTGCTTGTTCGCCTTGGCCCAAGCGATGATCTTGTTCGCCGTGGCCGTGCTCATGCCTTCGTAGCTCTTCAGGCCGTGCGCGGCGAGGGCGGCTTCATCGGTCAGATTCGCGGCCGCGACTTTGCTCTGCGCGACTTTGATGAGCCCGGCCGATGCGGGCGGGCTGTCGTTGCCGATCTGCTCGTCGTCATCGCCCGGCTCGCGATTTCGCTGCGATGCGGCTTGCGCCTGCTGCGTGGCGGGCTGCGCTTTCGCGGCGGCCGCCGCTTGAGCGGGCTCGCTCGGCTGAATGATTTCGCCGGTTTCGCCGTCGATGACTTCCGACGCGGTGCCGATCGGCTGCTGTTCGGCTTGCTGCTGTGTGGCTTGCTTGTCGCCGTCCGACTTGCGCTTGATGCCGTGCTGCGGCTGCGTCTGTTGCGCACCGCCGACTTCATCGGCCGCGCCCATGTCGTGTTCTGCGTGGCGGCCTTCCATTTCTTCGGCGGTCGGCGCCGATCCGACGCTCTCCGGGAATGCCTTGCGAAGCGCCTGCGCTTCTGCGCACTTGGCAAGCTGGCCGTAGGGGCGCTTCTTCCACATTGCGTTCGGCTGGAGCGTGTCGCGCTTGGCCGTCGCGTAGTTTTCCTTCCAGTATTCCTTCGCGGAAAACTCAGCGATGGTGCCGTTCGGAAGCAGCTTCTTGACGACGACGCGCGCCCACTGCGGGAAGGTGACGGTGACGCCCGCGAGATTCTCGGTCACGTCCGGCCCAAATTCGGCTTCTGTCATGCCTGCGTAGAGGCCGGAACGCGCTGCTTGCGTGCGATACAGCCCGACGCCCGGCATGATGACGTCGCGCATCTTGCCGATGTTCTTGTCCCAAATCGGCACGATATGAACGGGCTTCTGCATAGGATCGAGATTCGACGCCTTGCAGTAGCCGATTGCGAGCTTGATGCTGTTGTGCGATGCGCCCGGATAGAGTGATGCTTCGAGCGTCTCGATCAGCTCGTTTTGCTCGATGTTGAATGCTTGAATCGCGTTATTGCTAAACGCGACGACGTCGTTATTAGCGCCCATGATTGGGGTGTCCTCGTGCGGAATTTAGATAGCGGCGCGAATGGCTTCGGCGCGGCGGAAGGCGGGGTTGCGCTCGCGATCGACGCGCGCGCAGTAGGCGATGCGGTTGAGGAAGTCTTGACGGGCCGGGCCGTAAATGTCCGGATTGAAGCTATGACGGGCCTTCGGCACGTATTCCGGATGACAGACCCAATTCACGCCGAGCAACTCGTACATGCGCTTGTGCCCCTCGGTCGGCACGAAGCTCGACGGGCGGCGGATGATCGGGCGGGAGAGGGATTGTGCGGCGGCGATTGCTTCGCGCTCGGGAACGACTGACAGGCTGCGTGCGGTTTTCATAGCTCTTCTTCTCCGGTAGCGGGACTTTACCTTGTGTTAATCCCTGAGCTAAATTCTACCATCGACTTTACCTGTCGGGTCAATAGGTCTTGACCAAATTTTTTCACCTTATAGGTGTATTTGTACAACAGTCAGTTTTGAGCAAGGTAAAGGGGGGAGCCAGTGCGCGCGCGATCGTCGCCACAATGGTATGAGTGGTATGGTATGAACGTCGGGCAACCCTGACGACGCAGGGTAGAGGGGCGGCTAGTAAGGCTTATAGCCGTGCGCGATGCGCGTATGGTGCAGGGCGTCCATATAGGCTTGGGCGTCCTCTCGGGTCGCTACAGGATGAATTGATTGCCCCCCTTTGCGGGGGTCACTCTCTGAGCCCCAAAGCGCAATGATTGACCAATTTCCAAACAAGTCTTTCTGTATTGTCGCGGCATAGCATCTGCCGTCTGATCTTCGCCATCGTGCCCACAATTCTCTAAGAGGCGGGCTTGCTTCTACAGTGGTGCCCTCTTGCATAGAGCCTCCACAATTTAATGTGTGTAGTGGGCGGCAGCGGTTGCGGATTCGTCATCGTCTGCTGTTGGCTCCTGACGCTTGCGCGCAGGGCTTCGAGCGTTTCCTGTACTTGGCGCGCGAGCAGAGTACTCGGCGGCTAAGTTGTAGATCAGCGTTTTGATGTTTTGACGAATTGAGTCTGGAAGGCCAGATAGTGCATAGACCACTCCAAGGTCATCGGACGGCAATCGAGACGGCGTGACTGGCTGGTCATGAACAGTATCCATCCAACCTCTAGGAAGTGACAGAGCCTCTTCAATCTGTCGTGCGCGATCATCTCCGATCGCCTTCTGTCCGCGCTTCACCTGACTAAAGTAGCTTGGCGCCATTGCTACAGCTTCGCAAAACTCGATGATTTTCGAGTAGCCACTTGCAAGGGTTAGGAAGTTGCTCAGCCGCGTTTCTTTGATTTCCATTTTTTGTCTATATCCCGTTGTTTCGGGGGTGGTCTTTTTATTGTTCGCCTAGTCCCGGAAGGGTGAATCATCAGCCCGGCCGGAATGTTGCGCAAGTGCCTGAGCCGCTTTACTTTTGTTTATCTGACGGGTAAAGTTCGGCGCATGACTCTTTACGAATACTCCCTAGCCCACGGTACCGAGGGGCTCCGCGAACTGGCGGAAAAGGCCGGTACCAAGCTGTCCTACATCCGCCAGCTCATGTATGAACCGAACAAGCGACCGTCCGCTGATATGGCCCTGAAAATCATCAAGGCATCGGGCGACACGATCACGCTGCACGGCTTGTGCAATCCCTCAGTGCTGGCTGACTGAGAAGAATTGTACCTGTCAGGTAACTAAAAAAGCGCAAAGTGACAATCAATTCTGCAAATTGTCAAGACAAAAAATCGTCATGTAAGACGATTCAATTTGTCGCGCGCGTCGAGCCTAAGCCTAAGTTGCGGCCGCGCTTTGGCCGCGCACGCATCGGCGGGCGTGAAGTCGTGCGCACCTATACGCCGAAGAAAACCGTCGATTTCGAGATGGCGGTGCGCGTCGCGGCGCTGCGCGCGATGCTCGGCGCAAAGCCGCTAGCCGGGCCGCTGTTCGCTCGCGTCGATTGTTACCTGCCCATTCCGAAGAGCTGGACGAAGGCTGCGCGCGAAGCTGCGCGCGCGGGCTCGCTTTACCCGGTGAGTAAGCCGGATCTCGACAATTTCAAAAAAGCCGTGTTTGACGCGATGAACGGCGTCGTCTTTGTGGACGACTCGCAAATCGTGGACGACGCGGGAAAAAAGCGCTACGCCGATGAGCCGCGCGTGGAAGTGTTTATTCAGGAGCTTGACCAGTAATGCTCAGAATCGAATCCAGCGTCCTCCGTGCAAACGGAACGACGTTCTCAACGAAGTTCAAGCGGCGGCTTTTTGAAGCCGCTGGCGGGCGCTGCCAGTATTGCGGCGACGATCTGCCGGGCGTGCTATCGATGCACGTCGATCATATCGTCGCGCGCTCGAAGGGGGGCTCGGACACAGAGGGCAATCTGCGCGCCTCGTGCAAGTCGTGCAAGTCGTGCAATTCGGCGAAGTGTGACGGCGATCTGCAGCGCTTGCGTGACGCGCTGCGCGTGCGGTTCTCGCCGCTCGCGGGCATCGTGACGCCGAAGCAGGTTCGCGCGCTCGAAGCGCTCGGCGCGGTGCTGCCGGTCGAAAAGACGTTCACCTTCGTGTTTGAGCGGGGTGATGCGTGATGGCCGCGCCTGAATGGACTTTCCGGGCGGCCGTGCTCAAGGCGCCCGCCGACGCTCTGACGTGCTACGAGAAAATCGTGCTGCTCGTCATCGCGTCGCATGTGAACGATATGGGCACGCCCGCATGGCCGAGCTTCAACACGATCGCCGACATGGCGAGCATCTCGCGTTCGTCGGCGATTCGCGCCGTGAAGGGCGCGACCGATAAAGGCTGGATCTCGGTCACGAAGCGCAAAAAGGCGAACGGTGTGAACAAGAGCAACGTCTATCGGCTCAAGACGCCCGATAACTCGTTCGTGTCGGCGCCTGCCGTCGATGTGACCGATTTTGATGACGGCACGCTCGATGACTGTATCGCTCCGGTGCAAAAATCCGGTGGTGTCCAACAGACACCACCTGTTTCTGGTGGTGTCAGTCAGACACTACCGGGGTTCCACTCTGACACTACCTTGGTGTCTGGTGGACACCCGAATGAAACCAATGAAGTACCCAATGAAGTAAACCATCTAAAACCTTCCGTCGCCGCTGACGCGACGCCGAGCGCGCCCAAGAAAAAAGCTGCGCCGGTAACAACGGCTTCGTGGGAAGCCTATGCGGCGGCATATGCGAAGCGCTACGGCATCGAGCCGCTGCGCAGCGCGAAGGTCAATGCCGCACTGAAGTCCATCGTGCAAACCGTGGGAGCCGAGAAGGCACCGCAGCTCGTCGCGCATTACGTGACGCTCGGCGGCTTCTATGAGCAATGCCAGCACGACGTCGCGATTCTGCTGCGCGACATGCAAAAGGTCTGGAATCACATGCACAAGGCGGCGGCGCCGATCGTCTCGGGCAAGCCTAAGACGATGGCTGACTACGACGCGATCGACTATCACAAGGGGATTAAGGCCGATGGCACGTTCTGACGATTTTCAGCCGGTGGCGGCCATGCTTGGCAAAGTCGAGATGGAGCGCCGCGACGCGGTGTGCGCGACGCATGGCGCGTATGTCGAGCTCGCCTCGACGTTCGGGGGCGTCAAGCGGTGGGCGGGCTGCATGAAGTGCATGGAAGAGCGCGAAGCGCAGTCGGCAGCGGCCGAAGTCGCCGAGACGATGCGCACCGCGCGCCGCACGAACCTGCTGAGCGGCTGGCAAGGCGCGGAGATTCCGAAGCGCTTCGCCGACGCGTCGCTCAAGTCGTATGTAGTCGAGACGCCTGCGCAGAAGGCCGCGCTCGACGTGTGCGCCGACTATGCGGCGTCGTGGGAGACGGTGCGCGAGACGGGCAAGAATCTGATTCTGTGCGGCAAGCCCGGCACTGGCAAAACGCATCTGGCGGTGTCGATCGCCCGGCAGATCGCGCGCATGGGCGCTCTGCCGTTCTTCGCCCGCACGTATGAAGCGGTGCAATTCGTGCGCGAGTCGTATCGGCCGGGCTCGAAGCTCTCCGAGCGCGAGTCGATCGCGAAGTTTGTCGAGCCCGATCTGCTGATTCTGGACGAAGTCGGCATTCAGGGCGGCGGCGACAACGAGCAAATGATCCTGTTCGCGATTCTCAACGGCCGCTATGACGCCTGCAAGCCGACGATCGTGATTTCGAACGAGTCGCTCGAAGGCATCGAGAAATACCTGACGCCGCGCGTGGTCGATCGGCTGCGCGAAGGCGGCGGCCGCGTGCATGTGTTCGATTGGGATTCGTACCGGAGCCGCGCATGAGCGCATCCGATCTCGTCACGCTGCGCTTTCAGTCGGGCGGTGGTTTGTCCGGTCTGAAGGGCACGGCGGTACGCAAGGGGATCTACTGGACGGACGCCGACGAGGCGGTCTATCAGGCCGCCGCCGCACAGCAGGAGTTCGAAGGGAAAAAGCCGCGCGACGAGGCCGAGCGCGTGGCGCGCGAGTTCGCGATCGCCTGCGCGTGCGGCCGTCGCCTGAAGGCGGAATTCGAGCGCGCCGCGAAGTGCAAGACGCCGAACGACAAGCGCGCGCTCTATCAGGAGTGGGCCTATCTGCTCGGCAAGGCCGCAGCCGACAGGATCGCCGCCGGGTTCAAGGATGAAGCTGAACGGGCGCGCGTGCTCGCGAAGGAGTTCGCATGAAGGCCATGTTTCAGAAGGTGCAGGGCGGGCTGCTCGCGCCGGTCTGCGAGCAAGCCATGAAGTTCGTGGACTCGTTGAAGCTCGGCGATGGGGTTGGCGTAGAGGCAACCAAGGCGCGGAACATCAAATTTCATCGCAAGTTCTTCAAGCTCATCGAGCTCGCCTTCGATGTGTGGGAACCGGCGGGCGAACACGAGTATCGCGGCGAAAAGCTCTCGAAAAACATCGAGACATTCCGCCGCGACATTCTGATTCTCGCGGGGCACTACACGGCGAGCTACGGCATCGACGGGCAGGTTCGGCTCGAAGCGAAGTCGATCAGCTTCGCGAAGTGCGACGAGTATGAATTCAACGACGTGTATGCCTCGGTGCTGCGCGTCGTGTGGAACAAGATTTTGCGCCATGCGCACTTCGCGAGCGAGCAAGAGGTTGAGCTCGTGGTCAATCAACTTCTGGCGTTCGAATGAGCAACATCGAGTACTTCACTTATCCGGGCGTCGAAGGCCAATACTTCGAATGCGCCAAGCTGCGCGCGTCGTTGTCGGTGGATCGATGCGTGACGCAGTTTCAGGGCTCGCAAAAGGGCGGCGGCTATCTCGCCTGCGCGGGCTGCCCGATCGGCGCCAAGCACGCACACGTCGAAGTGAAGGTCACGGCGATCAAGCGCCGGACGTGCGCGCGGTGCCTGACGGGCGCGACGCGGCTCATCGGCGATCGCATCTGCGTGAGCTGCTACAACCGCACGCTCGAAACGAAGCGCGGGCGCAACGCGAAAGGCGGTCGTCCGCGCAAGCTCGCGCGCATCGGCACGGCGTCGGTGACGTGCGTATCCGGCGGCCGGGGTGTAGTGCGCGCCGTTGCGGACGTCGCGACGAGTGTCGAGGCGCTGGTGTCGATCGCGCGCAGCGAATCGACGTCCGTCGTGTTCGGCTGTGCGATTCCGCATCCGGTTTGCGTTCTGGAGCGTGCATGACGCAGCAGCTCTTCCTGTTCGGCGACGTGCCGGTTGATGGTCCGGCAAATCCGCTTCCGAAGCCGCCGAAGGCTGAGCGGTGGGTGCTCGTGGATCACGCGTGCCGCCATTGC